TGTTGCTGTTCCGCTTACACTTATTTCTTTGACTGATGCTAATTTATCTTGAAAAAAATCTGTCGCTTGTAAGACTCTTGATCCAGATCTTACGTCAAGTGTTTGATTAATTGCTAAATTTGGTGAACCTATGGAATCCACATCTAGGGCAATATAAGGATTATCTGGGCTACCACTACTATTAGGATTGATAGTTCCATAATCATCTTGCTCTGCAACTAGAAATGAAAAACCTTTAGGATCGTATGCTGTTCCAGATACTGCCATTTAAGACTCCTTTGTGTTATTGTGCTTCAAAAGTTTTTACTGTTAATGTTAAAATTGCTCTCATTTTTGCTTCTTCTTCATCTTTCTCATACTCTACTGATTCCACTTGACCACCAAAGTAATCATCGCCATCTCTAGCGTTGTTATCTGGTGCAAATAAACGTTTAATATGTTCAGCTATGTTTGAGACTTGCTTGAAGTTTTTGGCGTTAATTTGACCGCCTAAATTGATTTGATAAACTATAGAAATAGTGACTTGTCTTTGCTGACCATTTGCAAAAGTCTCAACTAGATCATCAGCAGTTGGCGTAATCACTATGCTACTACTCCCCTTATGCGAATCCATATATACAGGAATAGATAACTCACCGCCTAAAGTTTTTCTAAGATTAGAAATTACTTTATCATAAATAATATTTGTGTAATCTATCGGCATTAGATACGCCCTACAAATCCATATTTTACTTTCTGGGTTCTAGTAGATACATGAGGATTACATTCTAATTCCCATTGATCGTTTTGAGTATATAATCCATCAGAAAATAAGACTTCCATGCCATTCCCTACTTTATTCCAGTTGCCTGTCAAGGTTTCTGTATCAATAATTTTACTAATTTTTAAACCTGTAGAATCTTTTCCATATACATCATAGGTAATGCTAGAAGTAGATCCATAAGTAAGCGTAGCAGTTGAACTCGTTATAATGATTTTTAGCTTATCCCAAACAACTGGCTTTCCCTGTACATCTACAATTGATCCAGTAGTATTTGCATTAATAGAAATTTCCCTAATAAGTCCAGCCTGTTTATCTACGCCCTCATCTTGATAGAGAATTATACTGCCATTTCTTACCTTATCCAGATCGCCAGTTCCTTCATCGTTTGTAACTCTAGCTTTTAATTCGTTGGCTTTGTCTAGGTCATAAGGCGAGATTAAATAATAACAAGCCATAGCTGCGGTATTTAATACAATAATTTCTGGGAAGGGATTGCCTGTAGCCGATGCTGTAGAAACTCCCTTTCTTTTATAGATAGGAACACCAGCAATAGATCTTACATAATCACTAGCCCTAGCAATCGCATTAGCAATATGTGTACTAAAATCTATTCCAGATTCAACAATACTAGAATTTAATGTATTAGCTGATCCGCCTTGTTGAAACAATTCTAGTAAGTCTGTTGCAGCATTGTATTTATATTCATCATTAGCATTAGGTGTATCGGTGACTAATGTCATTTCCTCACCATCTAGGAAAAGCTGATCTACAGTTCCAGAATCATATAGATAAAACAAGTGACTCGTGCCACTCGCAACCCAATTACTAGGAAGGATTCTCTTAGAATCATACTGGTCTATAGTAGGTGTTACAAACCTTAAATCATCTGCATCGCAGTAAGTAAATTCGCTCATGCTTGAAAATCTCCATAATCTATAACTTCAAATTCAGCATTTTGAAGTCTATTAATAATTTCTGCTATTATGTGAATCGTCTTTTTATCTGGAGAAACCACATCTATTACTTTTAATTGGTTAGCTAGGGCGATTGCAGTATCTAAATTGTGAAATGGATCATCCTTTGAAAATTCATTGTCCATAGCTTTTTGCAGTTTATTTTTCATTTTCTTTTTCTTGGCTTATATGGACACTTTGTTAATGAGGTGATACGAGTGTCGTTCTTAGCGATTCCACAATGAATAACACCCCTATATGAGCCACAAAAGCCACATTCTTTATCTTTAATAGGACAATGTAAAAACATCAGTCTAGGATCTCGATATGTACTAAGTCATCAAAGTTATTATCCTTAGTGTCTCCATCAGAATCCCAGTCTCCACCAAATCTAATTTTTAAACCTAATTGCTTTGCTATGCCTCTAATCATTCCACCCATATAATAAAAGCCATCTCTATTTTCCCAGTCTATTGGATAGGGAGCAAGATCAACAGCCTTACCTTCCATGTGCTTAGAATATTTAACTTTTGTAGCCCCTTGCTTTAAGAGTTCCGCTTGTCTTTCTTTAGTTCTAACACCTTCTATAATCGTTACATCCATTATTTTAATCAGTTCATTAAGAACATTGATTATTCTAGTGTCTACCCCTTTTAAGCGTTCTCTTGAGCGTTTTCCAAATTTGTACATTATCTTTTTTTCTTAATCCGTTTCATCTTTCTTTTCTTAGGTCTACCAACTTTTTTACCATACGTTCCTTTTCCAAAAGGCATATCTTACTCCTTTACCATTTAACTTTATTAGCCCAATAAGCACCAGACATTTTTCCCTTAGCAATATTCTTAGCGTGTCTGGCTTTAAAACTTCTTCGCTTTGCTCTCATAGCTGCCGAATCACTTTTCTTAGGTTTCCCAGCAGTTTTTGCTCCCTGTTGTCCAAATCTAATTAACTTTACCCTAGAACCTTCCTTCGCTAATACCACATGAGACTTAGTAGGATGATTAGGTGTTCGCTTTGGCTTATTATAGCCAGTCAATCTAAACCTAGATAATCTGGGATCTTTAGCCACTACTTAGAACCAAATATTTTAGAGAAAAAACCTTTCTTTGATTTCTTTCCCTTAGATCCACCGATCTTCTTACCTTTTTTCTTTTTCTTTTTTACATCTTCCATCATAGCGTACTGGTCTAAGTGCTTATCATTAGAATCCAAAGGCTCATTACTTAAACTTGCCATTGTTAAAAGAACTACTATTGAATGTGTCATTTCAGTCTGCCTCCCCACCCATAACTTCTGCAACGCTATCCGTACACGCATCAGCTATGTTTTTAAAGAACGCCACTTCTTCAGCTTCGTTCATCTCTGGTAAGTTAATAGCACCAGCTAACTTGGTTGCTAATGCGGTTTCAAACACATCAGATTGTATTTTTTCCATCAACTCTTTCATGAACATTGAGATGATTTTCTTTGCGAACTTTTTCATTTACAACTCCTTTTCATTTCTTATTTTGTAATAGAGATATATAATATTCATTATGGCGATAGCTATGCCTAAGAGATAAGGTAGCATATCCATAAAGACTATAACTTGACTTGCAAAACTTGCTCCAGTGACTTTTAAGCTATCCATTAACTTTTGCCATTTGTAAATGATTGATTAAACTCATAAGATTTTCTTTAGTTTCTTTATCCATTTTGCGAAAGTTAAAATTTACTTTTTTTGCTTTTTTTAGTAGTTGGATTTTTTTACTCATCTGCTTTTTCTTGCTGTGTAATTAATAATATTGATAAAAACATTAAACATAGTATTAAAACCATAATCATTATGCTTCTGCCATTAATATATTTGGATTAACTGTTCTATTTTCCCAGAACAAAATAGTCATTTGCTCTAGTTCTTCGATTGTTAAATCATTAATAATAAATTGAAGTGTTATCATTTACCATTCCCATTCATACGAGACATAATCCCATCCATTCTTGAAAGTTGTTTTTCCATATCAGACATCGCTTCTATAGTCTGTTCGTATCTACGATCTCTAACTGAATCTGACTCATTCCACCTTCCTATCAGCTTTATAATCATGCCTTCCATATTTGCTATGGTTTCTGATTGCCCTTTGTTTTCTATTTCTAAATTCTTTAACGATTCTTGCTGTTTTTCTGACTTCTTAGACATTGTAATAACTAAATAAACAAACATAAATCCAACTACACCGATCATACCAGCTTCCGCATAAACAGCCATAAAATCCATCTATTTGCCTCTCCAATTAAAGGGATTAACTTTTCCTAATTTTTTCTTTAGAGATCCAACTTCTTTTTCTAGCATCAATCGTTCCTCTCTTTCTGCTTCCATGTGTTTATCAAGTAAACTCCGAATCTGCCCACTAGCTGATACCATTTCATTTTCAAGTGTTTTAATCCTAGTTTCAATGTGCCAATATCCATAGACTAGACCGCCAACCAGAATACAAAGCTGGATAAGCCATTTAAAATTGATCGTAACTGACATAGAGTCACCGATAATTTCTCCCTTATAGCTTCTAGCCCCTTCATTCACTTGTTTGTTCTTCTTGTGATTCATCCAGAGCATAGCCCATAACAGACCAGCCTTCACAGCTAGTTAATAACATCCCTACAAAGACAAATTTTATAGGGATATTATAACTTGTGGATTGATTACTTTTCTTCTTCTTTGACAACTTCCATTCCTGTTTCAATTAAAGCATCTTCACAGCCTTTTAATCCAATTCTCAGTTGAGTAAGATTAAAATTTGACCTATCAATTTTATTTATCAAATCTTGTCTGTGCTGTAAAAAAGCCTTTTGTTCTGGTGTTAGAGCATCTAAATCTTCTTGAGAATACTCTTTACCAAATATATTAATCTTAGGCACTTCTTTTTCTTTTTTTGCCATCATTAACTCCTGTTATTATTTAAAGTTTTTTAAAGTCTGCTATACAAACTGCTACAGCATCACTTTGCTTTTTAGCATCTTTCATAGCCTTATCATACCTAGCTTTTTCTGCTTCTAGTTGTTCTAAAGTCCATTCTTTAGTAGAGTCATCCATAGCTTCGCCAGTTTCAGCATTATATCTTTTTTCTTTGTAGATGATATATTCTTTCTTTTCTTCTGGTTCAGCCTTTACAATTACTACATCAAACTCATCTTTTTTTTCTGCAACAGCTTCTTTAGTGACTTCTGATTTCTTTTCAAAGCCACCAAGTGACTTAGACTTTTTATCTGCATATTTTAAAAAATCCATATTATTCTCCGAACTTAGCTTTTGCTTTGGTTAGTAACTGTGCCTTAGTATGTTCTTCTGTCCATGCAACACTATTAACAGATAAATACTTCTTTAACTGTGCTTCTGTCCATTTAGCATCACTAGGCTCACCACTAGGATAACCATTTTGTGATACAAAGTACGCTTCTTTGCAATCTGCATCAAATAAAGCATCTGCAATCTTTTTTACTTTAGCATCTTCATTTTCCCAATTTGAACTTGGATGCACTACATGGCGATGATAACTGGTTGAACCAATTTGTGAACCACCATCCATTACCTTTGTTGCTGTTCTTACTTGAATTGAATAGTCTCCTACCAACTCAACTTTATCTACTTCTACTATTTTTTCAAGAGCCACTTCTGACCTCCTTTGTTTTTAATACCACTTAATTATCCAATTAAGCTGTAAAATAAGTAATACTAAACATTATATTTCCATCATCAGACCATTTATCTGCTGTTAAAGCACTTGTACCATCAGTGCCATCCCAAACATGTAAATAAGCATTAGATGAATTTATTAATCCATATCCACCGATTGATTGCCCCTCAGTACCTGACCCAAGTGCTAATCCACCAGCGTACCCAACATTAACTGAGGTATAGGCATTATTATTATTAATTAATGAATATGGCAATCCAGTTAACATAATAGCTCCAGAACAACTTCCAATACTGCTAGTTGCTATATACCCATTTACAGTGACCTTTCTACCAATCTTAGTATAAGTAGCCGAACTTGAACTCATAGTCATTGGATTACTTCCATTAGTTTGTTTAATAACTATTGTAGCAGTACCTTCTTCATATTCTGTGCCACTATCATAAGGTGTATTTTCTAAAGTTGCACCATCTACAGTACCATGTAAATCATTACCAGATTTATCGCCCCAGACTTTTTCTCCAGCACCAGAGCCATCAAATTCAGCTACTGCACCGATTGGAACTATGGTAAATGCTGATACATCAATTTGACCAGTTGCACCACTAACTCTTAAATAAATACTTGTATCGGTAGCTGTAAACTCATATGTTCCAAAACCAGAACCAATTTCATTTGCACCACCAGCACTATTTCTAACTGACATTGACATACCACCGGGCATTGTTCCAGCTAAAACTAATCTATAGCTTTTTCCAACAGTTAATAATGCTTTGTATATACCTTGTCCATTAGATGCTGAAACAGAAAAACTATTACTATCAACTACTGATGCTCCAGAAGATGCAGACCAACCACTAGTAAAGTCAAAAGATGATATATTAGTCTGATTAGCACCTTTATACTTAAATGGTACACTTGCACCAGAATAGTCATCTTTTATTTCTGTGGCTGATAAATACCTATTCCAAACTTTTAAATTTTGAATTGAACCTTGCATACCTTCATTCCATCCACCATTAAGGTTTCTAGCACCAATCCAAGGAGGTTGGCTAGAAGTATAATCAGTCCATACATGGCTAGATGTGCTAGTAGTTCCTAAAGAGTTGCCATTTAGATAGACACCTATGGTATCAGAAGATTCATCAGCAACAGCAACTATATGATTCCATCCAGTATCTCCATCTCCAAACACAGCACTCGAAGTAAAAGTTGCACTATTTGAATCTATGGTAAATATAAATCTTAAAGTTCCATCTGTTAATAGAAGAAGTTGCACAGCTTCAATCCCAGAAGTACCATCATATAACCCAAAAATAGTCTGTTTTGCTGATGGCTGACCATCTTCAAACCTTACTAACGCTGAAATACTAAAACTGTTTCTAAAGGTAGTTTGGAAAGTTTCAGCAGAAGCTATTTTATCATCTACACCATCAAACTGATAGTAAGGTGAACTCATGGTATTTGCTACATGGTTTTGTCTGCCTTGTTCATTGACTATATAATTTGACTGAAAATCTGAATCTTGAGTAGAAGTTATTTTTAAAGCAGTTCCTTCTGTACCAGCTTCACTTGTTTTAAAAGATAAATATCCAGAGTTATCTGCACCACCTCTAGTACCTATAATCCTAGCGTAGTCATGGTCGCTTCCACCTTGATTATAAAACCTTATTTCTCCAGAGTCTTGGTCTGCACTACCTCTATCTGCTTCGAGTCTTAGGACTGCTGAATTAGATGTACCAGCAGATTGGTCTATAAGAATTGTGCCAGTTGAATGAATTTTTGCACTCGGAGAAACAGTTCCAACGCCAATATTTCCAAGTCCAGTTATTGTTAGTGCATTAATAGGTGTACCAGCAGTTTTGGTGCGAATAAAAATATCTCCACCATCTATATTTCCTCGGTTGTCAATGTAACTATCTCCAGCATTTGTGTCTGTCCATAAATCTAATCCATAGACACCATCATTACCTTGTCTCCTAATAAATACACCAGCATCTTCTCCAGCAGTTCCAGCGTTTATTTCTAAAATACCCTCTGTTCCAGACCATCCACTTGGCTTTGTATTTCCGGGATTTGCAACTCCAATTCCTAAATTTCCATCTTTATCAAGAGTCATATTAACAGAACTAGAACCTCCAGACATAGTGCTAAATTGTATTTGACCATCATCTTTATTAGTAGTGTCAGCACCACTTGCTCCAGATATTTGAGCAACAGCAGTCCCATTCCATTTAAAATTAATATTTCCTAGACCTTGATCTGCTCCAGACCTATCAGCATCTAAGTTTAGAGTAACTGCTCCATTCCCAGTATTTTCTGCTGTTATAGCAGTTGAAGTAGCACTTTCCAAATTTAACATTACTGCAGGACTTGCAGTTCCAATCCCTATCCTATCTGTATTTAGGTATAGTGGAGAAGCATCGCCATTACCATCTACTACTTGAATTGCATCACCACTAGCACCAGCTACTAATGTATCTGTATTGCCACTTAATTTTAAAAGCGAGGTGTAACTACTCGCTATACTTGCACCTGTTAAACTTGCCATTGTATTCTCCTTTCCATGAGATTATTTATACAGCATTTCTGTATGGTTTAATCGATGAAGTTCCATTTACGATCTTCATCTTCAAATTTTGTTAGTATAGAGTTCCAGTTTATATTGCCTAGATATTCATCCGCCATTCCACCGATTGAAACTCCTGTTTCACCTTGCATATCTGCAAAGGCTGTTCTTAATGCTGTATTAATACTTGTACCAGCACCACCTTGCTCAATAGACCATTGTTTTAACATATTATTTATAGATCCAGAATAGCCTAATGCCTGTAATCCCAACCTTATAGAATCGTTAAGACTCTTAGATCCAGATGTGATCCCAGCTACATCGCTAAAATACTCCCTTAATAATCCATTAAAACTTTTCTTTGTGCCTACTGCCATAATATTTTCCTATTTGAACAGGGCGGAATTAACCGCCCCATTCTTTTGTATTGTTGTTTAAGCAATAACTTGACTAAGAACTTCTACACCCCAGCCATCTACGATTTCTGTAACTCCCCAGAAACCAGAGCCAATGATGTTATCACGAAGATATGAACCTTCACGATAAACTTCTGTTCTAATCATTTCACCAGCATAACCCATACCGATCGCACCTTGTACGAATACGCCACCTTTAACAGATGAAGCAGTTCCAGATGAACCACCATCATTATCAGTAACTGTAAACTCACTAGATGAGTGTATGTTGATTCCAGCTATTTGGCTAACAAATCCAGCCCTTGCACCTTCATCTTGTACACCAGAACCAGCAAACTGTGCAGCAGTAACTAGGTCATTATGTACTCCATAAGTTCCCCAGATCTGCCTTGGATCTAATACAGCTTGTGGCTGACCGATTGCAGCATTTTGCTTTAAATTAGACAAAGCATCGAATAGATTATCTACAGTAAGGGCTGCATTATTAGCACCAACTGCATTACTGAATCCATCAAATAAAGCATTCAATAATCCATCGGCTTTTGCTGCCATAGCATTACCGACTAATGCACCCACATTAGAAGCTATATCATCTGCATTAGATAACATCGCCTCATCGTACATAGGTATCATAACTGAATACATATCTAGCGTTGCAGTTTTCTTATCTGTATTTAGACTTGTAGAAGGTGTAACAGTATTTTCTTCTGTAGCTACTACATCTCCGCTTGTTAATGTGTTTGTTCCTGTGTTATAAGCTATGAATGTTACTTGGTCTGCTTTTGGATGTCCTTTTACAGTTACCAAAGGCATAGTCACATTTGCTTCTGAAAATTTGATTATTGCTTCTGATTCTATTACTTCTAATAAACCACCAGCAAATAAT